CACATCCGGGCGCTGTTCGGTAAGCGCCGCCACCACATCAGTCGCACTGAGCGCTGCGGCACCCGGCAGCGTCAGAACGACCGTTTCGCCACCCGAAGCGGCTGTTTCTTTCGTTTTTGTCATCGAGGTTTTCCCGTTTCGTAAATCGGCGATCACGCCTTCGAGACTACCCAATCGGGTAGCCATACCTTTATCAACCGCGTTTTGTCCGATTAAGATCCCACCACGGCCAAACTCGCTCATAACCGTGTCACGTTCTACCGCCATATTGCGGGCGACCCGGTCGATAAATACATCGGCTAATTCATCCAGGCGCGACTGATACGCCGCGCGCCCGGCTTCACTTGCCGGATCCAGCCGTTTGTCTGGCGACTGACTGGACACAATTTCCAACGTTTCCACATCGTCACTGTCCGTGCTGCGCTGAATGGTCATCACTACACCGATGGAGCCGAGCCGCGCGGTTGCATCAATAACAACCTCATCAGCGGCCGTCGCAATCCAGTAGGCTGCCGACGCACCGTCACCGCCCACATAGGCAATAATTGGTTTCTTACCTCGGCCCTGGTAGATCATTTCAGCCAGTTCGTGAATACCGTCGGCATCACCACCTGGCGAGTTAACATTCAGCACAATGCGGCGCACTGCCGGGTCATTTAATGCCTGGGTAAAATCTTGCGCTAACAGCTGCGTTGATGTGCCACCGCAAATAGCCTGAAAATAACTGGTATAGCGACTGATCACGCCATTGACGTGGATAAGCGCGACACCCCCTTCGCGCATTTCCATGCCCGGAGTGAGTGACTTTCCAGCCTTCCCCTCTACTGCTTGGGGATTTTCATCAAAAACACCTTCCAGCTCACTGGCTGAAAATTGTCGGTTGGCAATATCCCCCATTAACGTAAGCAGAGACTGATCAACCGCCCACATGCGCGACATCAGGTAATTGAGCGCGAACTGTTTTTTCATTCGTCAATATCTCCCTTGTTTAAGGCTGAGGATTCCGGCGGCGAATAAATACCGCCCATTTCAACTTTATTTTCGACCCCCTCTTCTTTGCAGATCTGCTCCCAGCGCGCGCGGGCTTTCGCGTTGCGACGCATATTATCTTCCAGATCGCGGCCATATTCGGCGGCCTCAATTTCTGAGTTAGAAATATTGTTCGCCACCGCCTTGTTACGGGCGTTAATGTCTTGCTCTGGGTGTAAATGTCGCCACGCATCTGGGCGGGCATCATGTAACAACCAGGGCGCGCGGTTGGCAGCAAAGCCGGGGGCGCTCAAGAGGCCGATTAAAATGGCATCTTCAACAACCCAGCCCCAAATGCCTGACACGACTTGCGCACCCGACAAATTAATCTGTTCAAAGCTGATCCCGCGGCGGTACTCATTCATAAATGCGCGCACCAGGCGATCATTTAATCCTGCCCAGTCACCGGTCAGCATTGGGTGGGGTATATCTTGGCCAGTGGCGAGCAATAACGTCTGCTGGCGCTGAAAATCTTTATATCCCTGCCCGGTATTATCGCCATCAAATAGCTCTAATTTTTCCCCAGGCACACCACGCAATACCGTACCAGCGGAAACGCTTTGCGCCTGCGGGGCGGCTTCACTATCATCACCGTGCAACCCTTTACCGGTTGCCGGATCAAATTCCCAGTCTAATTCTCCCGCCCCTTCACGATATAAAAACCCCGTAAACGCCGAACGGTCCTTTTTACGGACCAATTCAGAGTCGTCATATTCATGAAACGTGCGGTCTTTCAATAAAGCCGCCGAGGTATCCGGTTCACCGCGCACTTGGCCGGGGCGGGTTGGCATATAATGATGAATAACATCACGCGCCGGCACTCGCTCCAGCTGGTTTAAGCTCACGCTATCCAGCCCATCATCGGGGTGCGCCTTATAAAACCAGAACGCCACTTTTAACTTGCCGTTAAACTCAACGCCCTGCACGATCCGCCGGGTTTTACTGAGCCTTTTATTAAAATCCATCGGGCACATGTCAGATTCGAGGATCTCCACCTGGGTGGGCACCGTCAACCCCGACGATAAACGCCGTCGTAACCGGCGCACGAATACTTCTCCCGACATGCGGCGACTTAATACCGCCAAGTGGACCAGCGCGCCAAAGTTCAGATCGCCCCACGGGTCGAGCTGAGTTGATACCACTTTCCACAGCTTGTTTAACGCCTGGCTAAACTCGCTGTCTATCGCGGTACTCAATAACGTAAATCCTTTGCCGACTTCACTGGTGGTATTTTTATTGATTGCCGAGCGCATCAGTAAACTGTTGCGGTATCCGGCGCGGGTACGATTGCGCAGCGGTTTACCCGCATTCGCTAAGGCGCGATTCGGTCCCATCGAGGGCGCATTCCAACCCGCCGCACGCGGTCCGCGTGTTGCGCCTTCATACGGTTGTTGCGCGCGCAGGGGATTACCGTCAAGGCCGACAATAACACCGGTATTTTCTCTCATCGGATCCCCCTATCCACGCGCGTCACTATCCCACTCAGTGGGTTCGTTCTTACGCCTGCACTGTTAGCCAGCACCCGCACCACATGACGCCGGGCTTTCATCAAATCATCAATAGACCGATAAGTTGCTTCGCGGCCGTCAATTTTTACCGTTAGTTCACCGCTCACTATCGCTTCATCGAGGGCGTGTAAATCATCTTTTGTCAGTGCCATTAGCCTCTACCTTAAAAACTCGAACGACGGCGACGCCGTTTCGGCGCTTCCACTTGTGCATTTTCATGGGTTAATAGCTCAACGCTTTCGTCAATAGGGACCGCCCACAAAGGTGGGTTATCCCAGTCAATCCGATCTGCTTTGCGCTCATAAATCGCGGCCCAGTTGTAAACAAATAAATCGAATGCCTCGTTTCGGGTATTACTGTTCGGCTTGCTCCATTTACCATCTGTTCCGCGTTCTTCCGCCGTCAGTTCATCAAAAAACGATTCCGGCAACCAATCCGGGAAATGCACATAACGGCGACCCGGGTCTGTTCTTGATAAGGCGTTGATCACCGTATCTTTAATGCGGTCTGTTAATAACAACCACACCGGCACATCCCCCACAGCGCGCGCCTTTCGGTCTGAGCGTTTGGTATTGTCCGGATAGCTTTTTTCAATGACAGGGGTTTCTTTACCACCTTGACCACCACGGCCTTTTATCAACATGAAACGGCGGGCACTGCCGTCCGTTTTCAGTTTGCGATAATAGGCATAGGCGGTATCGGTCACACTGGCGCTGCCGCCTTTTTTACCTTCACCGCCGGAATCACACACGGTCAGCATGACCGGCATATAACGACCGGAGTCATCGCCAATGGGATAAGTTTTCTGCATCACCTTGCAGGTAAGCAGATCCCAATCTTCAAGGTGTGTCGCCGGACTTACCCGGACAAACTTCTCCGGCGCGTCCGGGTTAACCCGTTTCGATTTTTCAATGTTAAAACGGTCGATCACAACATGTTCAAGATCGACCCCCAACCCACGACCATGACTTCAAATCTGGCTTTTTTTCCGCCTTGCACATCGATTGCGGCTGTTAAGAATCGCACCCAAGTGGGCACCTCTTTGCTGCCCATGTCGACGCGACGCGTCATTAAGTCACTGCTGGTGCGGGCTAAATCTTTCGGCGCGATAAATGCTTTGCCCTGGTCGGTATTTATCGTGGTTTGTAAATCGTTCAGTTCACCGGTGGCCTCATAGGTCGCCATCGCTGCCAGGTATTTGTAAACTAATTCGTTCCAGGTCTGAAACGATGCCGTTGGTCCTTTTTGCCAAAAGCTGGCAACGCGGGTTTCTCGGGGCTGACCAATGAGCTGGCCATCCTGATCCACCGTGCAACCCTGCGGCACCCAAACGCCGGTCGCATTCAAATGCGACTTGAGCGACTTGCCGCGCGCCAGGCGCTGGTTTTCCTGAAGTAAGCTGCCGCAATGCGGACACCCCATATAGACATCTTTACTCGCCAGTACCGGGTCAAGTTCTTCGGTATTCCATTGTAATAACTGAAAATCCGGTTCGAACCACTCGCCACACTCTGGGCATTGCCAGTAAAACAGCCGTCGATCACCTAAGTTATACAGTGATAAAATGCCGTGTGTCGGCGGTGCTTCATGCGGCGAACTGACGCGGTGCGAGGGATCGAGTACATAAAACCCCGGCGAACTTTCTACCAGCGTCATGCCGCTGGACATAAAACTCTGTGTTCGTTTCGACGCTTGAAAATAGGTCGAGCCATCCCCGCCAACATTCAGCGGGATCCGGTCATAATCGGTAATACCGACGCGTTTCCAGGTGGAACTGGCAAAGGTATTTTTTGACGGCCAACCAATGTGTAAAAAATTGCCCGCCTTAAAGCGTTTATCGTGAATGTTATTGTCATGGGAACGCGGCGATAAGCACGCTTTCACCTCGGCGCTGGCATCAAAGCCACGCTCTAATCGTTTACGACTGTGCTCCGCCGCCTTACTCTGACTGATTTGCACCAGTAGAAAATCCGACGGGTCATTCACTATGGTGTCCATCACCCAGGCATCAATCAGCGATACTGATTTTGATGTCCGGGCAGGGCCTGCAAATATCACTGAGGTATAATGCCGTGATTTGAGACAGTCCATCGGCTCCCACATATACGGAACCAGGTCGCCATCCCAGGGCACCATCGTGTTACCCATTTCAACGTACAGCAAACGGCGCGCACTTTGCGACAACGGTTCACGGTTCGGCGGTTTCACAATTTCAGCAACATCACAACGCACACGAAAAGGATTAGCGTATTCAGTTACAGACATCGGGTTCCGCCTCCTTCACTTGGAGATAAAGCTGCGAGCGAAACGCATCACCTTGCGTCTCTAACAGCTCCAGCTGCTCCGGCGTAAACAGGCCGGTGCGCTCCATTTTGTCGGGCATGTTTTCAAAAAATGACACCACCGCACTCAGGGTGGTGTAGAGATCTTGGCGATAATCCCCCTCGGGGATCAGCGCTTTGGCATCAACCAGGTATTTAACGCGCTCGTTTTCTGATTGAAACCATTCTTTTCTGTCCTTCGGTCGCATTTTGTCGGGATCATGTATCTCCGGCACAAAACGCGCCTCGGCATCAAACAACGCGGGGCCGACATCGGCTAAAGCATACGTTGCAGCGCCGCTGCGTTTACCACTGGCGCGCACGCCAGATTCACGCAGACGTTTACGCACGGTATCGCGACTGAGGTTAAACGCCTCTGCTATACGGGTAATGTTCCAGCTATAGGCGTCATTGATATGGCTAACTTCTGCCATGCTGACTGCTCCAAACTGACGTCAAAAAAAAGGGATGGCCTCTGGTTTTCGCTGCTATTGCCCGAAGGCTGGCACTGTGTGCATGTCGCTAACTTTAATTCCAGAGGCCAAATTAGGCATGACCGTCACTGCTGCGCCGAGGCACATTCGCGCAGGTCATGGATATAATTAACCAGCTCACCAACCGCAACGGGTGACAAGCAGACGCCGTCGTCACTCGTCTTGCGCCACTGAAGTTGTGGCGGCGTCGGGTCGCACGGGGTCGGTGGTGGTGTCATTTGGCACGACGTCAGGATCACCAAACAACTGAGTAAAAGCAGACGTTGGCGCAGCGGCCACGTTGGCACGCCGTTTTTCCCGCGCCTGCTGTTTGCGTCTTTTGTCATACTGATCCCATTTATCTAACAGCCGATTAAAGAGTCCGGCGCAACTGCTCAGGGTCGTTAGTAGGTTCATTTGCTGCCTTGCGATAGTTGCCCGCCATTACTTTTAACAGCGCGATAAGCCATGCGGGTAATTTTGCCACCCACGCCGGTGATAGCCAGGCCATTAACTGGGTCAATATCCAGGCTGCAAACCCCACAATCGTGATCCACTTTGCCGCCGCTTCACCGCCAACAACCACCGCCAGTAAATCAAACAGCGCGACCGTCTCCGGCGCAGTGTCCGGGGACAGCGTCATCGCGGATACGGTATTTGCCAATAGACCACTGAAGATCAAGACAACCAGGACATAAAACCCGCCCCAGTACTTTAGTTGTTTTCGTGTTGCCATTCGTTCGTTCTCCCATTCAAATGGTTGTGAGCGTCGGGCGAAATATCATTCCCCCATGCCTGACGCGATAAGCGCTTGGCCGCAACCAGCGACGCGCCGGACCCAAAAAAGGGATCGACTACCACGTCACCGGGTTGACTGCTTTGCGCAATGAGGGTTTCAAATAAGGCGACCGGCTTTTCGGTCGGATAACCGCGATGCACGCGCTTAAACGCCAATACATCCGGCACACCCAGATCATTAAGCTTGCGTTTACCCTTTTCAAAAAACAGCACAAACTCACAGCGGGCGCGGTAGTGATACCCCATGCCAATGGCGCACTTATCCCAAACAATGGGTTTCCAGAATTTAAACCCTGCCGCCTCGCCCAAAGGCTTCGCGTGAAACATGGTTTCCTGGTCACACATCAGATAAAAATGCGCGTTCGGTTTCAGGACGCGATAGACCTCAGTGAATAATTCACTAAAACGCGCGTTCGGGAATATCGAAAACCAGTTATTACTCGACGCTGAGCTGTGACTCAGTCGCGTGGTGGTCCCGATCTTGCGGTGTTTCTCCAACGACTCATACGGTGGATCCGTCACTAAAACATCAACACTGTTATCCGGCAGCGATTTAAGCCAGGCGACGGCATCTTGTTGCGCTAATTTCATTTGCTATTCCTTAAAAAAAGAAGGCGGTGGCAAAACGCAACACCGCCAACAATAGGGCATTCCCTTGCTCACCCTATCAGTTACACATCGGCGAACGCGCGCACCCGCCAGCCGTTAATAAAGGCGGCCTGACTCGGGTCGTTATCGACAATGGCGCGATATACCCGCCAGGCTTGCCACTTGATGCACACCATCAATTGATCTGCATCCATGCCGTTTAAGGCGGAGCGAGTCCGGGATCCGATAATGCCGTCCTCGGTCAGGTTGGCCCCCAGATCGTTGGCACTGCGCTGCGCAATAAGCGTGGCCGTTGTGCCGCGCATATTGACAAAGAAGTTAAACAGTTTGGTCGCTACCCGTTGATCGCGAATAGCACTGAGGCGGTAATGGTCCCAGAAATAGCGGCGGTAATACGCGCGCGCCGAATCTGGGGTTAACGCCAGAATGTCCTTGATATCGACATGCCCGTCGCCAGTCACATCGCCGGCGGACACCGGTAATGTTTGTAAAAAACGCAGCGAAATACCGAACGCGGTCGCCCCGCCTTTATCCAGGGCGTGATTAACAAACCCGCCCTCGTGTTTTAATGCGTCGTCAAACGCCAGGTTAAACTCGCTCACCTTCATCCCCTTGCTGGTTAGTTTTTCAGCCTTGCCACATCCCGCTCCAGAGAATTAAGGCGGCGGTTCACTTCACGGCTGTCGTCACCCGCTCGGCGGATCTCGTTGCGCAGCTGCGCCACTTCTACCTGTAACTTTCCGATCTGGATCTGACTTAAATTCAGTGTCGTCCCAACCCAAAGCAACATCGCAACCATGACGGCAGACACAATGCCAAAAAATACCTTGTCGGCAGTGGCGACATGCATATCTCTATTTGATGCTTGAGTCATAAATTCAACCTATAAAAAAACCCCGACGCACATTCCGAAGAAGTGGTCGGGGTTTTCAATGTTTCGTTTCGCTGCGCTGCAATCGCAACAACAACACGTTAGGGATAAATTTAAACTAAACTGCCAACCTTTGCAACACAAAACGTGTAATTAACTACACATTTTGTGTTTTACCTGCTAAACCTGCTTTTTATGGTTTTGTGACCTGTCACGCTCTCCCTGTTTGTAATGACATAATAATGTCGCTGCAGCATAGATAACGTTGTCTATGCTGCAGCGAATATAAACAGATATAATGGTGTGACCCGTCACGCTATAGCATTAATTCACGGGCCTGGGCGGTATGCCAGCAATCCTGCTCACCGTTAAATATGCCCTGGCAGCCGCCGGGCAATTTATCCCCGCATTTACCACAGCAACCGAGCTGCGCCAATTGTTGCGCCAGGCGTTCACTGTCACGGCGGATCAAGGTGGTAATATATTCATCCATATCATAAGGACCGCGCACCCCGCCCCGGATAGCACAATTACGGGTGAGATCAGCCCGTTCCTGTTTTGATAGTTTGACCTCAATCACCTTGATCTCAAACTTGGCCAAACGCTGGCGCTGAGCTTTCTTTCGCTCTGCGTCAGTCTTTGCCTTATTCGCTTTTGGCGGTCTAGCCACAGCCGTTCTCCCCGCAATCCGCTGTTGGTTTTACCAATGGCATAATATAAATCACTGTCGAACCGGTCAGCGTCTGTTGATAATTGAACGCCGCCTTCACCCCAAAAAAGGCACCGGCACCGGCCAACATCGATAACGTGAACACGGTCAGTATCATGCCGATGGCTTTATACATGGCGCGAGACCCTGCCAAATGCGCCCGCCATAACGCCCGGCGCAACCCCACCCAATCCCGTTTTTTAATGCAATCGATCACCTGTTCCATTTATACATCTCCTGTCTATTCATAAATACTGCCACCAAATAATGCCGGCCCTACTTTGGCCATGTCATAAATAGGGGCGTTTGCTTCTTTGCCACTGGGCGCGATCCCGGCGGCGCGCAATCGCTTGCGCACCGTGTCCCGTGACAAGTCAAACATTCGCGCTATCTGACTGATATTAAAATGGCGCATTGTCACTCCTCCCCGCTCAGCGTGGCCACTTCGCCAGCGCTCAGCCCTTGCCCCGACTGAGGATCGCCAAGCACCTGACGATCCCGCTGACGACGCATACAAAAACCGAAAAACTGTCGACTCCCGCGAGCCTGTTGCCCGTGGTATGCGTTTGAGGCCCCAGGGTCCCCCGTGTTTCTGAGCGACTGAGCGCCGCAGAACCGCGCCACCACTGGCTTTACTGGGTGAGCGGTCGACCATGCCCAGACTATCAGCGCACCCTCCCAAGTGAGCCTCCGGGCTAAATTGTTATTGTCCTCTGTGATAAAACTCTCAATCATGGGTTAAGCCTCGCAGTGCTTGGGCTGGCCTTGGGTCAGCGGATTATTGGATCTCGGTAATGTCTCGGTGGCGAATTCAGTCAAAAAAAAGTCTGAACGCTGGTTAAGATACTGATGGTATTGTTCAAGTGCCTGACGTTTCTGCGCCTCGGCAAAGGTATGAATGTATGCCTGGTCTAACTTGCTCATGGTGTGATTGAGTAGCAGCTCACCGATCATGTAATCAATGCCGATGTCAAGCCAGATGGTGCGCGCCGCTTTCCTTAATGAGTGACTGCGCCACTGGCCATCACTGATCTCACGGATCAAGTCGTTGGCCATGTTGCTGTTAATGGCTGCGCGTTTACGTTTATTGGGAAACAGGAACGCGCCGCAATAGCCGGTACTGATCTGCCAGGTTCGATAAGCCCGCAATACTGACGCCGCCAACGCGGTGATAGGCAGATCATACTTTTGCTTAGTCTTGGTGTGATGCTCCGGAATATGCCAGCGCAACGCCTCTAGGTTGATGTGGTCCCACTTAGCGCGGCGGGTTTCACCGATACGGGTGCCATGCAATAACATGATAACGACTAAGGTTTGTGATGATCGGGTGGCGGTTTTACAGCGTTCCAATATCTGCGGGAGTTGGTCAGTCTGGATCTCAGTGGGCTTAGCCTCGATAGTGGCTTCAATGAAATCATTGAATTGATACCCGGCCACCTTATTAGCGGGAATGTGTTTCAATCTATGAGCACGTTTAAACGCCTGCTTAAGCACACCCCAAACGGCGCGCACAGTGGCATTAGAATAACGCTCCTGCATAGGCCAGAATAATGATTCATCCAACTCAGTATGATTTAATTCGTCCAGGTTAAACGCGCCCAGGCGTGGGATAAGATGGCGGTTAACAGCCCATCGGATAGCTCGGCGGCGTGACTCACTCAGGTTGCGGTCGGTCTGGCTGCGATCACGATACCAGGTTAACAGTTCGGCGGTAGTCTGAAAGCCACCTGACAACTGATCAGCGTCTAGGTCAGCGGCTAAATTAGCCTCCAACACAGACAGCTTGGCGATCACGTCTTTTGTTTTAAGGTGGGGCCAGTTACCTATCTTGCGCCAGATCTCACGACCACGCAGGCACTTATATAGATGCCAGCTGCCGGACTGACGGTCAAGACTGTAACGAAAACGCAATGAGTAACGCGGGTCACGCAACTGGCGCACGCTCTCCACTTTGGCATAACGGCGGATCACCGTATCGGAATAACTAACAACATGAGTGATCATGTGGCCTCTCTGACCGATACTTCAGTTACTTTAAAACGACCACGGCCTGATTTTTCACGCAAATAGAAACGACTGCATGGCTCGCCGCACTCATCCACACCCACACCCCAAAAGGCATAGGTCTGCTTGACTTCCAGCGCTTCCTTATCGTTATCAAATGCAGTCTTGATGACTTGCTTAGCCTGGTCGAGTGACACCCAACCTTTGACGTACTCTTTATGATCGTAACCATCAAACCAAAGGAATATATGTTCCCCTTCCTGATACTTCGCCATTTCGTAAACTCCTTATCATTCCGTTAATCGCGCCGATTTCACATCCAGTCTGGCCAATAGGACAAGCGTGTCTCGATGCTCTAGCGGCTGGTGATTCATCTTGTAACGCTGATTCAACAAGGCATTTTCTCGGTTATCTACCAGAATCAGGTTGTCAGGTTCGCAGTTGCACCGGTCGCCATCACGAAAACGGACATTATGACCTTCAGGTATTGGCCCATGCTCTCGCTCATACACAACCCGTTGTTTTAAACCCCAGATATTCGGCTCGGCGGTTTTGGTCTCGATGTAACCCTCGACATTGACCCGCTCAGATCCGACAGGTCGATGATTCACGGGGCGACTGCCTTTTTGGAATGAACCGCTGTTCGGTTTCATCACGCCCTTGGTGCCCGCACTCCAGCTGGCTTGCCCTTTTTCAAAATGACCAGTCCTTCCAGACTTAATGCCATGATTACGAGTAAAACAACGAATTTGGCTTTCGGTCTTATTAGCATCAAAATTGGCATTGAATTGCTTTGTTAACTCTCCCAATGCCCATTTTTGATAACCTTGCTTAATGAATTCGGCTTGCTCAGGCGTGTAAGAGCGGTAACGCCCCTTTGTAAGTCGGCCTTGCTTACGACCACAGGTAAATCTGTTGTTTTTAATGACCGCTTTTATTTGCTGTTGGGTCTTATCCAAGCCAAATGCCAGATTAACCGAGGCGGTCAACTCTGGAATACCCATCTGTTTGTAACCATCACGGATGAAGTCCAGGTGTTCGGCTGAATAGATAAAGCGCATCACTTCACCTCTAGCATCTCAGGGAGCTGACCGTCACGAATGCTATGGCCTAACTCTTTTTGAGCCTCCAAAGCTAGCGCTCCAGCTGAAATAATTTCCTGAGAAACCGCCTTCACCGCCTTGCTGCGGTCGATCTCTTGCTTCAACTGTTCGCCTTTTAAATCCTCATCAGAAAGTCGCTCCAGCTGAGCAAACAGGTGATTGTTTAAATCTGAAAGTTTATTTTTCATGCTACCAATTCCACCTTTATTTGGTTCGTTAATTCGTTAATTCGTTAATTCGTCATTTATTTACTGATATTATGGATAACTATAAAATGAAATCGTTTTCTATTTTTCGTTGTTCTTGAATGGTTTCAATACGGCGGCGGGTTGAAACCGCCTCACTATCAGGGCGAGGCGTTGACGGTTTAGACTGCTTACTGCGGCCACGGTTATGCGGGTGTTTGGGGTTAGAGGTTTTTAACATACTCAAGATTCCTTATCATGTTAAGCAGCTTGCTTGCGTTCCTGTCGATGTAATTCTGTCACCGACGCATTAAGCAATTCACGGGCAAATGTCGATCTCGGCATTACAAAGACGGCGACGGGTCCATCTTCAGTAATATACTTACCAGCAACCACATAGCCGGCTGGTTCTTTGGGTTTCCAGTTTTCGATAAACGCGTTACCGTCCTGCTGAAGCGAATCAATTTCAATCGTGGATAGCTCATCGATGTCTAACCGCGCAAATTCACAATCGAAACCGAGCGCATCAGCGAAAAGATCGAGACGTGCTCTTTCGTCGATTCCTTGAAATAGTGGGTGGATTAACATGTTTGCTTTTCTCCTTGTCCTGATTGTTGTAATAATTTAGCCATTTACGGGTTTCTTCCCGTTCCAGCTCCGGTAATTGTTCCAAGCGGAGACGAAGCCGCCCGTCGCTCAATTCCTTACGGCGGCGCTGATACAACCACAGCGCAGCCTGTTTCTGGCACTGCCAGAGGAATTCCAGTTCACTATCCACGAAAAGCTAACTCATTTGCCAGTAATTCGCGGGCCGCCGCTAATTGACGGCGGTATGTCCTTACGCTGACGCCCAGCACGTTTGCATTCTCAAACTGGCCCATGCCTTTGGGATCATATCCCGGTAGACAACGGCGCTTAACGACCGCAGGCCAACCCGCGCAGTATTCCAAGCGCAGCACATCGGCGCGCAAAGAGTTCTGTGTGGCCATCTTCATCACCACGGCTTCGATTTTAGTTTCAATGCAATCAATAATCGGTTGACCACCGCCACCGGAGCCAAACAGCATTAGCCCTTTATTTTCTATCATCTTGGCCAACATGGACGAACCGCCCCCTTGAACTACGCCGCCGGAGTCACACCAACGCGCCCAGGCTTCCAGCAATTCATCAATGTCACTTTGGCGACGTCGTCCCATTTATTACTTCTCCGTTACTATGCCGCCCGGGCGTATCGTGCCGAGATCTCGGATAAGACTTCCAACGGATCAAGATAATGACGCTCTCCGCCAGGGATAGATGTCACCATCAAATCAGTGCGCATAATGGGAATACAGCACGACGGCACGCCAGCCACATGCAGCAAATACCCGCCTTTTTTGCGGATCAGTTCTGCTTCTTCACACGTTTTTACATGCGATAAAACCAGCCCCATGTCTCGCGATTTACCATCGTCAAACTTTAAAATGACATCATCCAGCAACTCTGCACGCTTGACGCCATTTTCCGGCGAGCGCAGCGCAAACACACCTAAGCGTGACTTACCTGTTGCAATCAGGGCTGCTGCTATCGCATCCCGTTGCGCTTCCGCGCCACCAACTAAACCAACGATCAACATACTTAGCCCCCAATGACCTGACTTAAATCACAATAATTCCGCGCCATCGGACCATAAATACCGTTGTAATCGACCAGCCCTTGAGTTTTAGCCACGATATTGATCGCAGAAACCAAGCGCGGCGCTTTTTCTTGCCGATACCAGGAATAAACCGTTCGCGGCTTTTCCTGGAGCAGCTGCGCGGCGGCATCAATACCGCCCACATTGTCAATCCATGCATAAAGTTCCACGAACTCTCCTTTCCTGACTACACTAAAAGATAGACTATAACACTTTATGTGTACATGTAAGCAGTAAAAACCCCGCAAAACAAGAATTTTTTGTTGATTGTGACACTTTATGTGTAAAATAATCGCTATGTGGTATTATAACAAAGTAATACAGTCGGACTTTAAGCTCGGCGCAACTCCCCATTAGGGGCGAACAACATCAATAAATAGAGTTAACCCAGAAGGAAAGCCATAGTGGACATCAAGAACGTTATCGCAAAGCGACTACGCAATTGTCGCGCAGAGCAAGGACTGACAACCGAGGAAGTGGCAAAACGGCTGAACATCCTTCCAAGCCGCTATTCCAACTGGGAGTTAGCACTCCGAACGCCAAAAGAGCAACAGGTTTTCGACTTGGCCGATCTTTTCAATAAACCGCCAGCCTGGATAGCCGGTTTTTCCGATCAGGAAAGTCAGCCCGTAGATACACGCAATTTTATTGCGGTAAACCAAGCAACTATCAACGTCAACGACACGACTGTAAAATTGGAAACGACATCAAATACAACCGCATTCAATCTCAGTTATATAGAAAAACGGGGACTAAATGAAAATAAACTGACGTCTATTCAAGCTACCGATGACAGCATGACAGGTCTAATAAACGAAGGTGATGAATTACTTATCGACCGGACCCGAAATACCGTCAGCAAGGTGGACATGTTCGCTATGTTAGTGAATAGCCAGGTGTGGATCCGTTGGATACGACCAGAACTAGACGGCAGTTATACAATAGCGGCGGAAGATACAGCACATTACCCAGATAACAAGTTGACCGCTGACGAAATGAAAAAATTGCAAATCATTGGTCGTGTTGCTCGTATATCCAGAGATAGATAACAAAAAATAAAGAAATAAATGCGACCGTGGTCGCTTTTTTATTTTGCAAATTACCACTAAGAGTGTAAAACTACACCTATTGATATAGTTATTCACACTTTTAGAGGGTCTTTACATGACCAGTACCTTAGTTGCAACACAAACCATTTCTCACCCTGTAAAGCTCACCAGCGAAATGCGGAAAACGATTTATACAAACCTTCGTCAGTCAGCCGCGATGGCCTCCGGACTCGAAGCGATGGCCGTTCGAGCGCTGGAATTGGGCCATACCACCGAGCAAGATCTGGACAGTATTGCCGACCTATCCACGCTACTGCGCAACGAATTAAGTCGAATATCAATCGTCATTAATGAGCTGTCAGGGGATTAACATGGAACTGATCACAGGGAATGACGTGATAGGGCTTGAAGGGCAAAATTTAAATAACCGCGAACTGCGCACACTGGTCGGCATGGCCGACGGTGAACCCCCCTACCAAATAGCCGCCGCCGTAGACACTGACAGCATGGGACTCCGGCACATCGAGCGCAACATCCAACACAAGCTTGGCGCTAAAAACAAAACTCACATAATTACCCGAGGCTTTATCACCGGCGTATTAATCCCCAGGGCGCTGTGTTTACTGTTAGTTTTCAGCACGGTATTAGATACCAGCACCGACATGTACCGCACCGGACGCGTCCGAGTATCAGCAGCCAGAACACGCACCCGGACAAGGAAAGATTGATGTTAATTTTAAAGCAACCCGATGATAGCGAAATAGAGATCTGCCTAACGGCTAAGATAGTGTGCAACAGCTGCACCAATGAAGCATACATTCCGGCCAAGACACCCGAACAAGCGGTCCAGGGCTTTAAATCCCTCGGGTGGCGTGCCTATGAAACTGACTATGAATTAGGAACCAGCGCCTGCCCGCATTGCGTTAACGAATTAAAACAAATAAATCAGGATATAAAACTATGACCGAACTAACTCACGAACAACTTACCGAACAGGCACCTGATCAGCTTCTGGCCGCATTTGTCGAACGCTTTAACGATCTCACCTTTCATGCGGAAGAACAGGGCACCTTGATCGCACTGCTAAATCAACAGCTCGATGGCTATAAACGCCAGTGCCATTCCCAAACGGCGCAAATAAATGACTTAGAAAAAGAGAATTCAACGTGTCGTGATATGGCATTACAAGCGGAAGGCATCGCCAACAAATCAATAGCACTTCAGCGTGAACGCGATAAATTGAAAGACCAGGTTAAACAACTGCAACAGCAATACACGCAACTTAAAGGCGGCGATAATCCAAAAAGACTGCGCGAACAAATAAAGCGACTGAAAGAAGCGAACAGTAAACACCAGGCGCGCGTTAAAACGCTGGAACACGACGGGGCAAAATACCGCGCTGAATTAAGCCAACGGGAAAAGAAAGTAAACGAGGCCGACGCTAAGATAATCACGCTGCAAAAACAGTTATCACATGATACCGGTTCCGGACTTTACCATAACGGCCCTCACCATCTGATTGTTTGGCCGCAAAAAACCAAAATGCAGCGCCCGGACGGGTCAATCTTCGAAGGTCGTTCGCTGCTTTACTTGCATCAGTCTGGTCGAGGTGGGTTAATCACGTTTGACCCTGAAGCCGGCGCGAAACTTTGCGCCGCACCAAAGGGAGGTCTCCGCCCAAGTGGTGACTGCGTTGATTTTGCACATAACTGGTTATATAAGGTTAACGAACTACAAGACGGCATAGTCAGAGAAACTGACATGATGCCCATCAATTACAACCCAGAACTAAGCGCGGCATGATCCGCACTATTGTAATCATTGAAGATGAACAAGGGACCGAGATATTGATCAGCGGTCCTGACTGTCGGGTTCGCTATGAATTTGACAGCCTCGATGATGCGCTGGACGCGCTCCCCAACCTAGAAGAAACCCAAACCTAACGCCCTATCCTGGGCGCTTTCATCACACTTTCGTTATTTCGTTAATTCTTTATTTCGTTACTTCTTGTTTTCCCATTCTGATTGGGTTAATCTTTTACCACGTTAACGAATTAACGAATTAACGAACCACAAAGGATGTAAACCAATGGGACAAATTATCAGTGTTATCGGGCAAAAAGGTGGCCCAGGCAAAAGCACCCTAGCCCGTGCAATCGGTACTTGTTACGCCGCTGCCGAATGGGATGTAAAAATCGCCGATCTCGATATTAATCAATCAACAAGCTTTACCTGGCTACAACGCCGGTTACATAACAACATCACTCCAGTGGTCGCCGTCGAAGTCTTTGGCACCGCAGGGCAAGCGATGAAACAGGCTGGCAACTATGATCTGTTTATTGTGGACGGAGCGCCCACCGCCAGCCGTGCAACAAGTGAGGTGAGTAAAGTCGCCGATCTGATTGTTATCCCTACCGGCTTAGCGCTGGATGATCTGGAGCCATCAGTTGGCCTGGCTAACAATTTAAAAAAAGAAGGCGTAAACCCGAAGCGGATTTGCTTCGTATTTAATCGCGCCAGTGGCTCAAAAGTTGAATACCAAGAGGCCCAGGATTATCTGAGTGATACCCCTTACCACCTAATAGATGGTCGCATCGAGGATAAACCTTGCTATCGACAAGCCATGAACGAAGGCAGAAGCATCACCGAATCGCGCTTTAAACAACCTCGCGAAAAAGCTGATCACGTAGTTCAAAACATTATTAACCGACTTGAAGAATTAACGAATTAACGAATTAACGAAGGAATTACAATGGCTGGACCAAGCAAAAAACCAAGCCGTCTAGGTAAAGCACCTAGCAGCGAAGAAACACCTCACACAGTGGGTAATAACACCAGTAAAGCAGGCAATAGCGAACTTGTACCGCTGAACTTTAAAGTTCCAGCAGAGTTTAAACGAGATCTTAAAAGCTTTTCGGCTGGTCATGACATGAGCATGGTCGACGTACTGAAAGAGGCGTTCGAGTTATATCGAGCGCAAAAAGGCGGGTAAACCGTGAATAGTTTGGCCGGCTGAAAGGTGAGATTTTCAGCCGACCGGACATAAAAAAACCAATGAGAATAGGAATTACTATGTCAGAATTAGATTATAACCGAATCCGCAAGATGCCGCTAATAGAGTTTATCAAGTTACCGCGACAACAACGGGCTATCGTCATAGCCAAACAGCCACAGTGGTTAGAGACTTTACTCAACCGACTGATAATTCAATACGGTTAAACACGCCCAGGGCGCTAAATTGATAGCGCCTTTCTTTAAAAGAAGATAAAGCCTCACATATAACACCAGGGCTTTTTTTATGTTGATTCAATAATCCCTTTAATTTCACTAACTAATCCGCTGGTAAGTGTAATACCGGCATCAACCTCTTTTTCTGCATTGTCCCCCGAGTCATTTGCCCTAGCTATTACGCGCAAAACACACTCTATTTCATCACACAGTATATTGATTTTCGTCTTAATCATTTTGTTTTTTAAATCCATCTAATTGATACTTATACCAATATGAACCTGCTCCATTAGAGTGTAAACCCGCTCAGACAAAACTGTCCTATACTCTGTGATATTAGGTTAAAATTGTCCTATGGGGTGTAATAAATGTCTTATGAACCATTGATTCAGGCGATCAAGGCACGGCGAGAATTAGCTTCACTCTCCCAGGCTCAAGCCGCTGAAATGACGGGTGTTTCACTGAAAACATATCAGCGAATTGAAAACGGTGATACCGACATGAAAATGTCACACTACCGGATCCTAATTCAAAACCTAAAAGTGACAGATTTGGATATATCGCTGGATATGCTCGGAATTGATAAAACGACGCCCTGGGATGTGGCAGCAGCAGCAAGAACGCTATCACCGGAGGTAAGAACAATGCTTGTCACCCTGATCATGATGATACACAGAGACAAGCACGGCGATGAATGAACGCTTATAAAATTATTATCTTAATTAATTGTGAGATTTACTCATTTCATCACCAACAATTTCAGGGGTTCTAGTACGTTCCCAGTGAAAATTATTAGGTGTTAGTTCAACATATTTTCCATTGTTAAAACGAGAAACCGCAGCTTTAAATTTTTTACCTCTTGGCATTTTGTTTTTCGAGAAAATCCCGCCTTGTTTCATAAACCAAAATTCGAATGGGTATTTAGCTGTAATTAAAAAACAAGGAGGACGATCCACAGCTGTTCGTGGCTGTTCCATTGATGTACCATTAATCATAGCTTTACAGTCAGTTAGCATGTTTGCCATTTCATTATCCTATACGCTCGATTTTCAATTTGGGCTGAGAACTAGGATCGCCAGCAATATCTTCCACAGGTTGAGATTGAAGTATTTTCAAAGCCTCTTCGTGTGTGACATCCTCGGCAATAATTATCTCAGCAACATCAGGGATCAGTCTTACTACTTTATATTTTGATTCTTCACTCATTGCTCAAGTTTCCCATTATCTATTTAGGAGGCTTAAAGCAAATTGAGCTGCTTTGGCCTCGGTCATTGACCCAAGTTTATAAGGCCCTGCTTTACATGCCTGACAATACCAACCGTTCTTTCTAAAAGTAGCTGTCCCTGGTACATGGCTAAAACAAATGTGAGCCATATCATCAGCGTTGCAAATAGGACAGCCGGGGACGTTATAATCAATATTTTCAAACATTAAAGTATCCCATACAAAAAGAGCCGTTAAGCTCTTTTTGTTTTTGATTAGCAGCCAGCGGCTAGAGCCTCTCTAACCCAATCTTTTAATTTCGGCTCTGTTAATGCCTTTAACTTATTCTTTGCATTTTCTTGCTTTACATTAAACCCCGTAATACGGATATATTGCGAAATTTTAAAACCAACATATTCTTTTACTTTCTTCTCTTGATTAGTCATTACGTTTATCGCCATTCCGATTGATTTGGGCCATTCCCAAACCGTGAAATGATTATAGTGAACTTTGTTCACCACGTAAAGAACTTTGTTCACCTTTTCGCGTGGTAATTTCGCAGAATTCATCCCATAGAACGGCACGACGTAATAAGCATTCAATTGCCAGCGCGGTTTGAAACGTACAAGGCTTAGGCTTGCTTTTATGTTCTAAATTAATAACATTGCGTTTTGTTGTCCAACCTAACGCGATAGCAAAATCATCTTGATTTAACCCGAGCAGTTCGCGGGCCTGTTTAACCTGCCCAGGTTCCATTGATTCAACCATTATTTATACAACTTATCTAACGCTGTTTTGAAATCGGCGGCCAGTTCTTGAGCTGCCCGATCATCACTATGTGCAATAGCGTCAAACGCGCCGGAAGCGTTAAGCATAACAAGGCGGTCGCCAGCTGCTTCTTTTGCCAACTTAACGGGATCGGCATTGTCGGCCAGTTCAACATTTAATTTTTTAAGGACTGTACGGGCGGCATCGCCTAAACTCTTATGCGCGGTGATCGTTCTATCGGCACTATCAACATTAAAATACATAATAAAAACCTCGGCAATGGGGGCTAAGCCCCCTGGTTAATTAAATTTCTTCGGTGTGGTCTAGGTTGAATACATAAAGCGCTTTAACTACTTTTTTCTTTTCATCTTCGCCACTTTTCGTTTTGACCTTTTTTTCACAAACCATAAATATTTTGCAACCTTTAGCACCTTTTTTAACTTTACGACCCTGCTCTTTCCACTGGTGAAAGCCTGCCCATAAATCAGATGCAAGGTTAAACGCTTCTTTGTGATCTTCTAGGTGTGCTTGATTGTTTACTGAGTAAGTTGCTTTAGTCACTGCGTTAATGTTGTTCATAATGTTTATCACCTTTGATTGGTTCGGGCCATTCCCAAACCGTGAAATGATTATAGTGAACTATGTTCACTATGTAAAGAACAAAGTTCACTATTTTTAAAATGATTTAATGTCATACAGGAAACTACCAGGGCGAGGTATGTTAAAAAGGAATATCCAGCATAGACAAAATATCTATGCTTCTATTGCTTCAACGGCCATTATCGCCGCCAAGATTGCCAACCGTTCAGATTTAGGCAAATTTTTGTAATTTTCACCCCACCGATTAGCCTTTCTTTTAATACGTTGTCTGTCAGTAAAATCCTTACCCGCATAAGTAGCCCAATACACGCGATCAATCTCATAATTAAACCAGATTTTTTCCGTTCGAGGGCCACCGCGCGTCATAGCTTGCAGTTCGATACAATTCCAATCAGATAACAGCTCATCATATAAGGCGGACGGATAACCCGAAATGATAACCGCGCAAGGCAAATTTTTTAATAACGTTAATAATTCAACATGGTCAGCATCATCATATTCGTGTTTATATCGGTTGCGAGAAGTTCGAGTTTCTCCAACATACGGGGGATCAGCATAAACCACCTCATCCCCCTTAAATTGATAATTCGTCAAAAACTCATGAGCGCAAACGTTAATCAGCTCGACTGGGTGAGCGCATTCAAAATTAACTAAAGGGTCTGCGTGAATATCAATACCAATATTTTTTATTGCAGGGGGCTTTTTTTTCATGATAGCCCCACCACCTAAATGAGTCTCAATATAAGTGTTATGCGGTGGCATCATTGAAATGATATTTTGAAACAATCCAGAAGCTGCTTTTGATCCTAGATATCCACTCATCGAAACCCCTAATGACATAATAATGTCGCTGCAGTATAGATAAAAATGACTATGTTGGCCACAAAGATTTTTTGTCGGTGCAGCATAGATAAAATTGTCTATGCTGCAGCGAATGTGAACAGGTTAAAAATCACTAAACAACATTCATTTTAGCGTTTTAATAAGAATTTTCAGTTCAGGGATAATTGCAGCGATTTAGGCCCTATTGAACATAAATATGATAATGCGCATAGCGAGACCAGCGTTCGCTTGAATTTGCCCACGAACGCCGTAAAACCATCAATAATGTATGCCCGTTCACCGCAATTTTGAAAAGTTAATTTTGCACCGTTTTGGGGAAAGATGAGTTCAACGCGATCAACTCCCCAAATGGTTAAAAGTAACAAAGTCGCCTTACTTTTTATCTTCATTGAGCAGGTTTAACTGATCTTCTTTACTTTTGCTCTCAGTTTTTTGCTGTAGGCTTTCATTTAGCGCAATAAGATTACCCTCTAATCTGTCAGCGCGGCTATTAGCTTTACCAAGATCAGCGCTCATCTGCTTAACTTCTGCCTGGCTAAGCCCTAACTGCTCACTGGCCATTTCTAATTTAGTGCGTGTTGTCACCAGGGCGCGATCTTGTTCATTATATTGCAGAGTCAACGCTTCATGACGCTGTTTAGTATCAGCTTCTGATTGCTGACTAGCTTTTAGTTGCACGGCCAGTGAGCTGTTTTGCTCATGGGACACCTTAAGATCACCCGCCAATTCATTATTTTGCTTACTCGATGCTGTGAGCTGGTCTTGTAACTGTTCGCCATGCTTATGCTCAACAACCAACTCACTGCGGAGTTCTTGCGCTATTTTATCAGCCGCGAGCTTATCTTGTTGTAAATTATCAATGCGGCGCGCTTGCTGATCGGCGCGTTCGGTTAGCGTGGACAGTTCCATGCTTTGCTGTTGGGTTAATTGTTGTAACTGGGCTAACTCGGCAGTTAACCGCTCAACTTCATCAGCTTGTCGGTCAATTTCCGTAATATAGTTTTCAGTTTCGGCCACGAACTCACTGCGATCACGCTCGAAAATAGCTTGCTCTGCTTTAAGTACGGTTTGAGATTCACGGGCTAACTCAGCCCAGACTGGACGCAACACGGATAATAAACGCTCTTCCGGCATATCTGGTAATGACTCCACAGCTTCAGCTGAACGTTGCTCTCGCCATGCCTTCAAATGCGGCGTGATACTGCTTAAGCTGCCGCGATTGTCGTTCATTTCGCGCAACTTGAGATTAGTCGGCTCTGTGCCCTGCGCTATTAACTGATCTGCTAAATCAAAAATGAGTTCTTTTGTTATTTTCTCTGCCATGAGTATCACCCTTTGTAATAATGTAATGTAATCTATGTAATACATTACATTATTACATTACAGACGGCAAGCGGTTGATGAAATTAAATGATATAGATAAATGGCCATGATAGCGGTGATCGGATCGATGGATTCAAAAGGGTGAAAAGACGGTGCAGGTCATTTACTTGCTTGTGGCCATCAGTTGTATTTAGGAGCGTAGCGACATCCCTTCCTCTGCTAAACCTGTTTTTAGCTCTTGGGATGCGATCATCTTGAGGTTCTTTCGTTGAGTCTATTTTACATGCTGAAACAATTGCTTTTAATGGCTCTGAGTGGAGCTGTAAGGCACTTTATTAACTTATGGCTATAGTTAGTGGTGAATATTAAACTGGTGCCAGTGGCTATCTGTTGCAGTTAGGAGCGCAGCGACATCCCTTCCTTTGCTAAACCTGTTTTTGGCTTAGAGTATGCGTCCATCTTAAGGTTCTTTCGTTAAATCTATTTTGCGCTCTGAACTTATTGTTTAAATGGCGCTGAATGCAACCAGGTGCGCTTTATTTAATGATGTAGGTGATTGGTTGTTAAATCTGGTGATATGGCTTAGGCGGGTTTGTTAGCTGCCAGTAATGCTATTTTGGAGTCCAGAGGGGTTTACCCCTTTGGGACAACTAACGCGCAGCGGTAGGCGTCAGACAAATAGATTCTCAACGGCTTTTCGTTGAGGCATTAGAATCTCTAGGATCTTACATTACCCCGCATGTTTTTAAGGGGTAATATTTTATATATCTTTTTATTATTCTTTTAAGCTTATCTACAATAGACAGTTAATTTTTTAAGAATTCTCTTAACATTATTTGAAATCACTTATTTTTTGCTTGTATAGAGAGAAGGGGTGAAACGTTGCGAAGCGGTTACCAATTGGCGTGATGATTATAGCGCTGAAGGCGCAAAAGAGATGATTTAAGCGGAGTGTGTTGATCCGGGCGTGTTATTACTGAATTTCAGGTACGACAAAGCCACGGCGATTCCGTGGGCTTATTAGGCTTGCTTTGCTATTTGGTTATATTGTTTTTGTTTTGTTCCACTCGTCAAACGTACCGAACTTAGTGGCCGTTTTATCTTTGGCCTTCCTAAAGTCTTCACCGTTTTTGATTAACTCGTTCATGTATTCGATACGTTCGTTAGCATATTGGCGCTTAGCTTCTTGCGCTTCACTGCTATCCGGCATGACTTTAGAGCGTTTCTTTTTGAATAGGTTTGTTATCGTGCCGCCAAGAACTTGCTTTTCTTTTACCTTGCGACGCGCAATTTTTGCGTCGTTACACTCGGGATTTTTAGATCGATATAACGAGCGTGATTTTTTCAACTTGTTAGAACAATAGGTTCTGAATTTTTTAAGTGCTTCATAACTCACCGCCCCCATAGCAACCAAGAAGTGAAAGTTTAGATTTTTAATTGCTGGCCGCGCACGCATTTTAGGTTTCATCATGCCGTTTGCTGACTTCTCATATTCGCCAGGCACTTTTTCATATTGTTGGTGAACATCAAAAGCGCCCGCATTTTTTAAACGGCGAAAACCACGCCAAAAACGCTGTTCTGGCTGCGGGTTATCAGCTGGGCTTTTATGGTCAATCATCCCGGCAACGCGGGCAATTTCAACGCATGAGCGGTTGACAAATTCACCATTTGGTAACGGAGTCCCAACCTTCAGGCTTGAAAACTCTGTCATGTGGATAATTGCCGACAATATTAACGACTCGGCTTCTCGCGCTTCACTGCGGTTTAACCTTGGCTGACCGTCCAGGTTACGCTTGCCGTTTAGGTTTGCTAACGTTGGCAATGTGACGGGTGAGTAATAGTAATCTTGCGCGGCTTTTATTAGCTTTTGCATTACTTGCGGCAAAACGCGCTTTGTATCAGGAATGGTAAATAAGTGCCAAGCAGGCGATAAAGGATCGTGACCGCAGCGATTACCAGAGCCAAGATAACGGCCCGGGTAAGGGTAATTTGAATGCGAACCGAGATCGGGCGCAGTTATAACGTCAAGCATTTCTTCTTCCTTTGCTGTTGCAAAGGCTTGCCTATTATCGCGTTCACTAGTACACTTAATCTTGTAACAGATTTGTTTTGCGCTTTTGTTGTACTAGCGAACCGAATTTATGAAAGCCCTGTCGTTGGTAGCGACAGGGCTTCTCTGTTTTTATAAGCTCGCCAAAATTTTTATCTATTTTTGTTTGTTTCACTCTAAAAATTCAAAACGCTGATCACGTCAACGCCCTAAGAACTCTACTTTACACTTTTTGTGTATGGATCTGCAAGTTATTCTCGCATTTTAGCGATTTAACTGCCTGCCTGATCATGTGCAGTGATTGGATCAGCCCGGGATGTATACTCTCATCATTGTCAGTCGCCAGACATAACCACTCTACATGATCATGGATCTGATTGATTGTGTCGACTTTATTGCTCTTAATCAAGATGTTTTCATTTCCGTTGCATATATTTGTCATAAAATTCCTTACTGCTCGTGTTCCGGGGCAACCTAGGCATTCTAACCTAAATGACCCATAACTGTATATTCATACAGTCTATTTTGTTTAATCTAGCTCAATCCGGTATCACACAACTGGTTGACGTCGACGCCACCGTTCCCGGTTCGATAACATGATCAACGTCCTCAACCAACCATAATCCATTGGCACTTTTTTTATGATTAACCAGCCTGATCTGCCCTTCTGGCACAATTTCCGGAGACAGTGGCCGCGTAATAGACAAGGTGACTTTCCCGCGTTGCAACGATTTAAGCTTGGCGGAAGCCGCCGCTTTGGCGGTTTCTTGACTGGTATGCGTCTTGCGAATAGTAAACATGGGCGAGCCACTGCCCGCTTTTTCCGTGTTTTTTTGCTGATTAGTTTCATCAAACCAATACGCGATCACTGACTGGTAATCATTGCGCTCCTGGATAGTTACCTGCCCCGAACTATTTTCCGGATCGGTTATTTCAATGACTGGAATAGCGCGGCCACTGACCGTTTTAGATTTACCCTTCGGCACAACCACCAGGCGATTAGCCACCGGCTTAGCGATTGCGCCATGTTCGCGGGCTAATCGGGTTAGCAAATTCATGTCTGATTCACCGCGCTGATCGATATGGTCAAAATGAATACGGCCCAGTTCTTCAGCGACAGCCGGTTCATAGTTATGCGCGGCGGCTATTTGCTGCACCAGGTCAGCCAGCGTGACATCGTCAAACGTTGCATCCCTGGGCGCTTTTATGCTGCCTTTCATTTTCGCGGCTTTAGCGTGAATGGTCAGCGTGTCATCATCTAACGGTTCTTCCAGCTCATCCACTTCGAACGTGCCTTTAAACACCAGGGCATCGGGCGAGCCAATATATACATCAAGCGTGGCACCGGTGGCGGGAAACTGGACCGCCTCGTCGCGATTATCCAGTTTGATGGTGACGGTGTCCGATTCTTCCCCCGCCGCATCATGTACCGCCAGCTGAAGCAGACGATCTCGGATCTGAGCGGTTATATCCTGGTCGTTGGCCAAAACCTTATATTCTGCATTTTTCAATTTATTAATTCCTTATTAGTCCCAAAGCACAATCCGTGATTGTTGCACCGGTGCCAGATCGGGCAGATCGATATACACCCCATCGGGAAGCACTGCGCCGTAGCCGGCTAATCCCGGGTTTGCTTCCAGCACTGCCTCGGTTGCTTCTGGACGGCCTTTATAATAACGGTGACAAATTGCATCAAGCATGTCACCTGGGTTAGTTCGGTATCGCATCACTACACCTCATCATCACCGTATTCAGATATGGACAAATTACCCTTTTGTTCCAGGGCGGTGCCATCATCTAAAAACAGGGTTTCATTAACATCTAACTGCTCAATCACCCATAAGCCGAGATCTGCGCCGGCAGATACCAACGCACCATTCACCCACCGCGCCCCACCGGCGACCAAGCGCACCGGTAGACCTTTATCGCCAATGGCTTTGATCTGCTGAAAACGTGCTAGGTCATGCTTATCTTGCGGATAAATAGCAATCTCCAGTGTTTTAGTGGTTGCTTCTGGTCCGTGGTACTGTTTGCCAGGCTTGCGCCCGTAGCGGTCTTTTTTGGCCCATCGCCACGACATGGATGTTTTTAAACTCTGGTATTGAGCATTGTTAACCCCGAACTGGAAATCGCCCAGGGCGAGCATTACATTTGCCATGCGTTATATTCCTCATTTTCAAACTTGCAGATCAGGCCATACGATTAATTGTCCGTGTGGCCAAAAATTAATTGTGACAGCATTCACATATTAATCAGAAAGACGGCTACGGTGGCGCTGAGCGTTGGCGCGGTCGCGTTCATCCAGCTGACGGCGCACTTCTTGCGCCAGGGCTGTTGTATCCATCCCCTCTGCTGCATGAATGGTGATCCCGCTGTAATCATTCGTTACATTACCCGCCGCCGGTGCCGAGGCTGAGGCAGGAATACCGCCGACCGCCAACACCTGGACTCGCCCAGATGTCACGGCATCACCGCCAGATTCACTATTACTACGCTGCGGGGCTTGCTCTGTGATCTGCTTAACTTGCTGATTCACATCCACCGACGCACCGTCACCGCCAAACAAGGAGTCCCACAAACCACCGAGCGTATCTTTGACCATGTTGATCGGATCTAATACCGCGCCGGTGATATATTCCAACGCCCCGGAGAACATCGATGTAATACCATCCCATAAGCCACTGAAAAATTCCGTCAGCGGTGTCCAGGCTTGCATAATTGCCCCCATAGGAGAAAACGACAGCAACCCCTTGATGAACTCCCAACCGGACGAAAAGGCCGACGTGATACCGTCCCATAAGCCACTGAAAAAGCCGCTTATTGGCTCCCAGTATTTAATCACCAGGGCAACCACAGCGATGAGCGCCATAATGCCCGCGATAACTAAACCGATAGGATTGGCCATCATGGCCGCATTCCAGGCCCATTGCGCAGCAGTTACCACAGCGGTGCCGCCAGCCTGGGCTTTTTGCACTCCGACCATCAACCACATTGACGCCACGGCGGCCAGCGTTCGGACTCTGGACAATGCCATTACCACATTATTTTTGATGTTGCTCAGGGTTAACAGCGCCATCATCTTGCGGCCAAAGATCAGCATGTCGGAATAGGTTGAGAACGCGAAACGCGCGGCAATACTGGCCATTTTAAAGCCAATCAACGCCGATATCGCAATCGCGATGACATTAGACAGAAACGGGAATTCCTCCATCATATCCGCCAAGCCGTTGGCAAAGTCGCCCACAACACCGGCAGCAAACACCATTGTCGGCGCAAAGGCTTTACCCACCGACGCGGTCGCGTTCTGAACTCGCTGACCGAGTAACTGAAATGATTCAGCGGGTCCGGTCAGAATAGCCTGGGCCATCTTGTTCGTGGTATCCATACCGCCTGATAGTGATTCATTCATGCCGGTGATATTACCTTTTAAGGTGTCAATCTCCGGATACAGCAATTTAATCATGGCCACGGCTTCATCCGTGCCAAACGCGTTCTTTATCTCCTTTTCTTCCAGTGCGTCGATAGTGTCGCCATATTTATTGCGCAGCTCGCCCAAAATCTCCGGTGTTGATCTGAGTTGATTATTTGCATCAACAAAATTCAAACCTAATTTGTCCGCTGCTTTTGCGGCACTTCCTAAAAATGACTTGTATTTAGTCGCCGCTTCACCGCCTGACATGGTGCCCTGTAACTGGCCCAAGATAGACAGCTGCTCTGCGAATGGTACGTTCGCGGATGTTGCTGCTGCGCCAAGTTTAGAGATCGCGGCGCTCATGTTCGCACCGTCGGTTTTAAACGCCTGTACACTGGACGCAATACCCGCCGAGAAATATTCCCCGAACTTCATATCGCGCTCAGCGTCTGATAGCTCATCCCAACCTTGAACAACCCCAGCACCAAACTGATTGAACTGCTTGCGATAGATGCCGTAACCGGTGGCAAATAGCCCGGTCATTTCCCCGGTCGTCGATTTGGTCGCGCCGGCAGTCATTGCCGCAATACGGGTGAACTCACCGACCGCTGCATCAGATAACGAACTAATGCCGGACTTAATGTCATAACTTGCCCGGATAAAATCGCTTTGGGTGGTGCCCGCCCACTGATTAGAAAAATCCTTTGCTTGCTGGGTGATAGCAGCGATACCGGTATCATCAATACCCAGGGATTGAATTTCGCCCTGGGCACTGGATATTTCACCGTAAGCATCAACTAATTTTTTAATACCAAATACAGCGGCACCCACGCCCACCGCATCAGCACCGGCAGACATGCGCATGTCTTTATTACGTTGCGTGATCTCGCCGACTTGTTTCTGACGTTTGGCCACCTCGGCCAGTTTCTGCTGCTGTTGCTCCAGCTGCTGATTGTAACGTGTGGTTTCAGCGCGGATCTTTCGCGTTGCATCGTTTAAATTTTTCGTTGATACACCGGCGGCATTCATTTTGCCTCGAAGCTGTTGCAGCTCGACCTGCTCACTTTGCTGCTGTGCTTGTAAGCGGCGCACTTCAGCGGTGGCTTTCTTAAACTCACTGGTCATTTTCCGGGTTGGCGTGCCGGAGGCTTTCATCTCCTGGGATAGCTGGCCTACGCGGGCTTGGGCTTGCTGGAATGCCGTTTCGGTCTGGCTGGCACCTTGTTTGAGTTTACGGAAATGCTCAATATCTTTGCTCATGTTGCCGAGACGGGTCAGCGCCTGCTGGCTTTTTTTCACCTCACCAGCCATGCGGGTGGTTTGGTTTGTGACTTTCTGCACCGGCGCGGTGATCTTATCGACCATGCCCATGATTAGATTCAGCCGCATTGATTGATCGGCCATAGATTTCTCCTACACAGAGGGCTAAAACCAAAAAAAGCCGGGCGACCCTTTAGGACCACCCGGCTTATGCTTGTTCTTCTTTCGCCCGTTCGTGGCGCTTAATTGCAATGGAGTGCCAGCGCATTAGTTCTACCAGCGACATGTTTTCGGTGGTCAGCGCATCCCAGCCATTAAATACTAGGTATAGATCGGCCTCGACTTCCATCACATCGCCAGGAACGGGGGTCACTCCATGAAAAAAGCGACGACTTCCTGCTGTACAGTGATCAGGTCTTTCGGCGATAACTGATCATATTCGTTTGCAGTTAGGTTGGAAATGCGCGGCACTAGTGTGCGGTGCGCAGTCACATTCATACGCAACACATCAAAGTTATCTAAATTACGCAACTCACCGGCTTTCGGTTCGCGCAGTTCTACTGTTTTCAATTCTTCATCACCACGCTTAAGCGGGCGGCTTAATACAACAGTTTTAGACATTCTTTATTTCCCTTATTCGTTAATTCGTTAATTCGTTAAATTGAAAATAGATCGACACCCGGTCAGGGTGTCGCATCGTACTATTGCGCGAGGGCGTCGCGGATCGCCTGGTTGCGGTCTTTACCGTTAATGCGGAATACGTTGTTCATCTTATCGATGTGGATCACTTCTTTACCGTCAATTTCCAGTTCGAACATTTCCACCGCGATAGAGAATTTATTGGTCGCTTCACTTTCCGGTTTCCATTCGTTGAATTCCACCGACTTCCAGAAACCCTGTTGACGCACAATGACGGTTTTAACTACGCCATCCATGTCCACAGCGCCGCGCACCGTAAACACTTCATCGCGACTTTCGCGAGAACCGACCAGGTCGATAACCTTGGTAGCGTAATCAGAAATAGTGACTTCACATTCCAGCTTTTCCAGCTTGCCCACATCGCGCTCAATATCGCCCGCCACACCGGCCATCGTCTGATCGATAGTTTTGGTGACAACCTTCGGCAATGTCATCGTGTTACAAGTCCCGGCGAAACTTTCGTCTTTAAAAAACGCGTTAATATCTACCAGGATGCTAGGCAGTTTTGCCATGATTCAATCCTCTTAGGCCAAAGGCCATATTTAAATTAAGTTGATTAACCGCCTCAGAATAAGGCGGCATTCAGGTCGTTGTATCGATGCTTAGCTAAAAATAGCTTCGTTATAACGGTCAGTGATGTGCTGACGGAAAGTCATGCGCTCGGCGATATCGAAGAAACCAAGGTCGTAATCCCAGTACACTTGACCCGTGCCAATAGCTGCAACATTCAGCTCTTTATCAATCCAGCACTCACCACCTGCGATCACTTCGCGCGATTTAAGACGGCGCAATAATTTGTTTACCCCGTTCTGAACCGACTCGACATAGTTCTTGGTGACGTTGCGATCAACGGCACTTTGATGTGCATACAAGATAGAATCACCAACGAGGTAACGGATGCGTTGATGTGGCAACGTTTCTCCGTTCGCCAGATTGTTGCCCCAGAAATAGAAACCGCCATCCTGGTTAATGATGCAACACACGCTTTCGCTGTTATAGAGATTGGCTTTGCAGGTCGTCGAGCCAATCGTGTGATCAATCGGTTCTGAGGTGCCGATAATGCCGTAAATTTTACGATTCGACGGGCTATGCCAGTAACCCTCCTCGTTATCTACTCGGACGATATGACCGGCGATAGTTGCCGACGCTTTACGGGTAACAATCTGCCCCGAACTATCGACTAACTTAACGCCACAGTTAACGAAAAGCACTTCATCAAACAGCGCTTTTTCAGTAATGACACTAGAGTAACCGCTCTCGCTGCCATCAATGATCGGGATCGCGTTGAGCTTTTTGCCCACGGATTCCATTGCCGCGCCAATGCCCACCTTCTGCGAATATTCAGGGGCAATGATTAAACGCGGGCGAACGCCCAGTTTACTTTCAGCAAACAACAGCGCTTTTAATCCGGTAAATGTTCCGGATTCGTTATCAAGTTCACCGATGAAATTACCGATAGTTTCAGTTTCATCCGCGCCCTCATCAACGCGAATAACCACGACAATTGCGCCGGTCTGACGATAGATATCTTCCAGCGCGTGCTTGAGTGTGCCAGTGGTGCCGGCTTTAGCGATAAAGCTATCGCTATTAACCAGGGTCGGTGTGTTTAACGGAAAGACAGCGGCATCAGCATCGTCCGCTGTTGCGACCAAGCCAATAGTACTCGCTGCCAGGATTTTGATCGGGCGATTGGTATTTTGTAAGAAATACTGCTCGACACCATGAAGGTAATCAGCTGCCATTTATCAGCTCCAAATTGTAAGTAAAAGAAAAGCCCTAACGTAGAACGCAAGGGCTTTGATAAAATTCAGGTATAAAAAAACCGCTTTCGCGGAATTTGTTAGTTTGTTATATCACGCTTTAAAATGTTGGTTTAATCGGCCAAACTACATCACTAGGGTCGGTATACGTTTGCGGAATATCCCGAAGCGCTTGACGATATAACGAAAGCTCAGATAATTTTTCGGTACTTAATGGGCTGTCTTGCCCCTGAGTCCAGTCCGTTTCAGCCAACAGTTGATTACGTTTTTGAGTTATTTCTTTCCATTTAACTGACTTTAGCGCAGCATCAATAATACTAAAATCAACACCCTCGCTAGCTAAATAATCAGACGTCACGTTGTAATAATGTTTACCGCTTATCTCTATATGAGAAATCATAACTAATCCTATACTACGCTGTTAATGGTACTGTTGAAGTTAAACAGTCCTTTATAATGTTTGGTGAAATCAAATCAGGGAGTGTTTCACCTGTATCTATCGATGACTGATGAAACGTAAAATCCCAGATTATGTTACTATTGCCATATTGTTCTAATAAATATTGCAAACCAGTGGTGATTAAATCGCTCGACAAGTCACGTTTAGAAACAGTTGAATAAGAAATACAGACCGAATCCAGCCAACCCACCCCACCCGCGGTATGTTGATTGATTAATGGGCTGTTATTTATTTCAACCGCCCCCTTATAAATCACCACCTTACCGCCGGATGGATATGTACTGTAAGTTTTAAAAAGTGGCAATTCATAACTAACAAATGAACCTGATGACACCCATTCTTGCCAACGGCACGTGATGATATCAACACTATTTGAAATAAACATACTGTCGCGACTCAAGCTCAAACCATATGCAACTATTTTATCACCTACCTTTCTGGCTGCATGTGTTAATTTTGCTTTGACGTCATTACCATTCCAAGAGGCAAAAAGAATCACCTGATTTATTAGCGTGTAATCTTCATCTATAACATGAGTTTGCCCCCCACCTTTCAAATAGATCTGCGTATATGTGCCGCTAAGCGTTTTTTTCAATGCCGCTACAACACTATTTATCGGTGTCGCTGCTGAGAGTCCATCATTATCAGCATTTCCATTTTCCGTATCGACGTATATAACCATATCAATTCGGTCATCAATCGCCGCAATAATATCACTCGTTGCTTGAGTGATTTTACTGTCCATTTCGACAATTTTGGAATTAACTTTTAAATCAATCGCCGCCATTTTTCCGGAAACTTCTTGCGCAAGAGCTTGGCTTGCCTCTGTTTGTCCTGCTGATGCTTCTGTTAATTTTTTAACTTCTAATTCAAGGCCCACAATTACCCCTCCATTATGCGAATACGTTCGCTTAGTTGCATGTTCCAATGTGCATTTTTAATTACTCCCACACTGGTATTAATTACCGCCGCTGCATTCGAAATAAATTTGTCTGCATAAGCGGCTAGTGACAGATCGGCTCCCGTTCCTACCACCGTGACGGATTGAGCAGGCAACGCCTCTAGCACCAAATCAAATCCGAGCAATAATGGTACTGCCTCAGATTTATACGCCAGCGGGCTATCTTTGTCAGACCACACGGCCAGCATGGTGCCATCTTCGAGCATAAAGCCGATTTCACGCACCCAAAATTCAGTGTCGCCATCAGCTAACGCCGTGACATGAATTTGATGATCATTAACCCGCTCGCCATCGGCAATCGGAATACGCATCCGTTCATTGGTTAAGCCTAACTCCCCTTTACTGGGCATTCGGCCGTTGTCACCCAGTGCAATATGGGTAACTTTAGCGGCGTAGCCTGTGTTCTCTGCATTGAATACAGCGGCTAGGCCCTTAGTGGTAATAATGGGTATTAACGCACTCACGCGCTTGCCTCCATGTGTAGATAAATTACGGAATAGCCCCAGCACACCCCTGCTATCCCACAGCGACTTGGCCGAGGGTTAGCATCAAGGTGCAGTTGCTGAATGCTGCGAGATAACGAAAGCCCGGATGAAACAGAAATAGTCCCAACCGCGGCTTGGCTTACTAATGGTTCTTGCTTGGTATCGGCTTTCTTTCGGGCCAATGCGGCATTGCCGGATAAAGCCAATGCCATCGCAATGCGATTGGGGCCAAACTTAGCCCCTACTTTGAACTGAAAATGACTACGGGTGTTTTTTGCATTAACAATGGCACGGCGGATCTGGTCGTACATCTCAGGGTTTAATATCGTTTTTTCATTGGGCGTGATGTTTTCATTCGCCCACGCCGTCACTTCAAACGTGCCAGGTTCGCCAGCCGGCACTTTATCAAACCATTCGACTAAATCGGTAGAAACGCCCAAATCACTCAGGGCTTTTTCAACCGCAGGCCGAGTGCCCTTGATTCGATGAACATTGAGCGAGTTAGCCACCACGCGGCGTTTAACCGTTTCCGGCCAATCACTGCGCCATAAGTCCACCGACAAGGCCCACGCCAAAAACGGCAATACTTCCAGCGGACATGTCCACGGGTTCCAAAGCGTGGCAATGGGTATTTCTATTTGCTCTATCCGCGCCAGGGCCAGCTCTAAATCTCGTTCAAGATCGGACACATGGGACGGCAATATTGAAACAGACGCCATACACTCCCCTTTTAATCCACTAATTCAAACGTAATGGTAATGGCGGTGCAAAAGGGCGCTTGAATACCGGAGCAGATAACATCAGCCCAGTTATTTAGCTGCACTTCGTCCACCCCTTCCACGGTTAACGCGGCATGAATAGCCGATTCAACCACGCGACCTTTAAAACGATGTAAGGTCGCCACGTATTCAGTCAACCTCGTCACAGCCGTTTGGTAAACCAAACTCGGATCAGGACCCACTTTAATAAACAGTTTGCCCGTAATGGCATAGGTCAATACCTCCGCCGCTTTCGGGGTTAATTTATCCGTTAAAGGTCTAAATGGTTGAGTGTAAGCATCAACGGCATCAAGTACCGACTGAGTGGGCACCCCTTGGCCGCTATGGCTAAGAATGTGCAAATCTACCGACACCGGAGCCGGACTGGATACCGTGGCCGCCTTTACATCAGGGTGAGCACTGCGGGCATGAAACTCATATGCGCCATCAGGCCCCGCCACAGATAAACCCTCGGGGGATTGTTGCAAGCGGTCACGATAAGCATCGTTACTTTCACCCTCAATCCGCAGCACCGGCGAACCATCGGGGTGTTTGTAATACGTCACCCCGATATGATCCAGCTCAGGGCCTTTGGCATATGCCAGCATCAGCCCTCGGGCTTGGTCATTCGCGTCCTGACGCAACAAGGTTTCACGGTAAACACCGGCCAACGCAACCCGATAAGCTGGATCGGAAGGACTGGCATTCTCGATACCCGCTTTTTTGGCCACTTCGAGCAAAACATCTTCATAATTGACTTGCTTGACCACATCAAGCGGTGGCAGCAATGCCAAGTTAATTCCTTCCATATAAATCTATCCCGTCCAGTTGTACCGACTCATCCGTTACCAGGTGATCGCCACTGACTGATATTTGAATATGATGTTTAGCCAAGCGAACAATGCTCATTTGATCTAACTTGAAATCATCAAGACCGTTCGCCTTGTTATTGATCGCATTGGCTAATCGCACATAGGCATCCATCTGAAAACGTGAGTCAACATTGCGGTCAATTAACTCAAACAACATAGAGCCAAAATCACGCCGACCGACAATGCTGCCCAGCGGGGTATTTATCACATCGGCTAACCGCTGACGCAGATAAGGCACACCCGTGATCACTTCGCCGGTGGCCGCATTCATTCCGCTTTTCATTCATGACCTCACTCAACCTTATACCCGCCGGCACTCGAACCACCGGCGACCGTTACCTGGGCATTTGCAGTCACTTCATCCACGACCGCGTTAGCGATGGCTTCCGCCATCTTGTTAACCCAGGAATGTTCCCCGGCAGCTTTTCCGCCCTGCGCTTCGAATTCGCTAACAATCTTGGCTTTAAGTCCGCTTTTACTCAGTGCCATTAGTTTTTACCTGCCGTCACCGTTGCTGACATGTCACTGTGTGGTAAGCCGGTAAAACTGCAAATACACTCACCTGTTACCACGCCGACCCCGCTATTCATTTTTATCTTTTTACCGTTAACGACTACGTTGCCGCCCGCCTCGACATTGGCGTTTTCTTCACAATTGAGCGTGGCGTTTATACTGTTAACGGTAATATCTTGTTGTGTGGTGATCTCGACATCGCCGACATTAAGCACGTCTAACTTATGACTGGCCCGATTATGGGCAACCTTTGAACCATCCCCGAACTCGATTAAAAACAGATCCGGGTCATTGGATGGCGCAGCAAAGTCTTTGTGATAACTGCCAGGGAAAATTTCCCCCAGGGTTAAGTCTCCCTCACTGATCACCGTGACACCTTCGCCCACTTCCGGCGACCACCACACAATGGCCTTTCCGGTGCGGATAGGTTTCCAGGGCAACCAAGCGGTAACTTGTTCGGGTCCGTATTCAACCCGAGCCAGCGCTTTATCAAGGTCAACGGCTTTGATCTTGCCGCGCACCACCATTTGACCGACCCGACGTTCCAGTTCTTCCAAACGTTGAAATAACTCACGCATCGGATCACTCATCAGTCTTGCCCTCGTAATGCTGTTTATTATCAGCGCCGACATTGGGCGCTTCACCGACATAGACTTCCGTCGGTAAAAAGTCCGCATCTTGCCAAACTTCACCAACGTGAATAGTTTGTTCCCAGCTCACCGCCCAACTTTCAAACCCTTTGTCGTCCGGTTTAAACATGCCAGGGAACGCGTTCAACGCTTCCGGACGTTCAACCGCCTCACTCAATCCCCATTTGTTACCATTAATCAGGCGCAGCACCGCAACCGCAAAGTTACGGATCTCAAGTTCAACCTGGGGCGTTTTAATGCTCAGGCAGCAATGGGCAACAAACTCAACCGTCACCGGTAATCGCCCACCGCTTACCCGCCCGCCAGGTTTCATTTCCACCGCTTCAATTAATACCGCTGGCGTGATAACCGTATCTCGGGCGGTCGGATCATAAGCGCGCACATCTTTGAGCATCGGCATATCAACCTTAATGGCCTGAGTCATGGCTTCATGCAACACTGTTAAATCATCCTGTGTACCGATCATCGTTTTCCCCCTTCGAGATTGACTGCATAATTTAACTCTTGCTCCAACACCGTGCCAAAACGCTCCTGGGCACGGCGTTGATAGCGGCGAAAAATTTCACTGGCCACCGATTCCACATCAACCGCCACCCGCATCACCGGGAAACGGCCGCGATTTTCGGCGCTTTCCAGCCAGCTGCTGCGACTACTGGAACTTTTCCCGCTCCAACTGGGCAGATCTAAGCCCAAGGCGTGCGCCCGGGCTTTACGGATCCAAACCCTCGGACCATCACCGTAAACGTCCCGATAAAATGCCCCGGCATATTTACGCTTGCCAACCGAGACACCCTTTTTGGTCTGCCGTGGTTTACCAATCATTTCAACGGCTAATGGCGCAACGCCCATCCAGAGAATGTGCGCTAGGTCGGCACCACTGCCCGAACTTGTTGACGTGAGCCGCTGTTTAAACGCCTTTTGTGATATGCCCAGCGCTTGACTGACCTCGCGTGCCACGCGAGTACGCAGCCAGCGAATGGTCTTTTTCATCGCGCGCTTGGATGCCAGTTCCAGCTGTTTAGGTGTCGCTTGAATAAGCGCCGTAGCGCGGGTGATCTCCTGGGCAAAGTTAAGCTGAAGTTCAACGCCAGGTTGTGCCATCGTTTAACTCCGTTGCGGTTGGGTCCGGCACGCCTTTGGCTAAGAAAACCTTGGTGCAACCGTGACTGTCATCTTCATGGTCGGCGGCGTAATATTCCACGCCACCGATGATAATGCGCCAGTCTTTGGATAAACCGACCACCTCATCAGTGATAACCGTTAGCGTGGGCTGGCGCTGCTTGAACACCAGCCCGCCATCGCGACCCTTGAGCAACCGATCCCCTTCGGGGTTAGAAAATACCCCTATGGGTGCAGGATCGAGTAGCACTCCGTTATCCGTCACAATAGTAATAGACTGACCTAACCGCCGAACAATCCGGCGGCTGGCACGTTGGAACGGGTCACGCATGGTTATGCCGCCTTGATCGTTAAGCGGCGCACTGCAAGCGGGTTAGTACAAACGTTAATCACGTTAGATTGTGATTCGACGTCCACACCTTTGCCCATGCGCTTCGGCTCAGATTTACTGTAGTAAGGTAAGCCGGTGGTGTTCACTGTTTCGCTGTAGTTCGCCGGGGCGAAACGTGTCAGGAACAATTTAGGCTTATCCGTTGGGAATAGACGCGCCTCACCTTCTGGAATGATTAACTTGCCATTGATGTCATCTTCGTACTGTTCCCAAGTGGTGCCTTGCCATTCAATGCCACCGCTGACATCGTTTCGCAACGCTGCCGAGTCTTGGGCGCGGTCAAAGGCTTTGACAAAATCATCATTGTCCATCAGTGAAGCAAAAAAGGTTTCAGAACAAAACGCATGGTAACGCTTGCCCTTGATGCCCTTTTGGTTTTCTTGGAGTCCGTCTTAGCCTTTAACAGCTGAGAGCGCATTGGCTTAGTAAAATCCAGCTCATTGGTAACGTCTGCCGCTTTAATGCCAAACACGGCATGTAAATCAACAATGACATTACCGCTTGCGCCCAGCACTTTGCCCGTTAACGCGCCCGCTCGGAAGTATTCGATAGTTGCATCCAGGCTCATGCGGTGATCTTCTTGCTTTTCAGCAATTAGGGTGTCCAGCTGCTCCAGCTCAGTCTCTGAGCCAAAAGCGCGAACATTTTGAATGTCGTCGGCGTAGATGCTGGCTTCAAGTGGTAAATGCACCGCTTTAAACGTAAACGTTTTACGGTTGCGATCTTCGGTATGCGTACCATCAGCGCCACGCTCTTTTTCCGGCACGATGATGATCTCACCGTCTTTAAATTCCACTTCCATCGAAGTGGTGCGAATGCCGCGTTCTTCAAAGATGCCCATCTCTGCGATACGCATCGGCGGCTGAGTAATGTTATTAATCGCCGCAGTCAGGCTGTTTACAGTGAATTTTTCGGACTCTAACGCTTGTTGAAGTTCCATAAATCAAGATCTCTTTATCAAATTAAGGACGAAAAAAAACGGCTTGCTCTTATTCAGAGTTGAGCCGCTTCAGTCAAATGGGTGAATGGTTAGCGAGGAACGATATTTAACGCCACCAATTCAGCGATAAACTCCGCTTTGCGGCCATCAGTAATACCTTCAGGCCAAATCAGTTTATCGGCGCGCACGGCACAAACACGGGTATGCGCGAGGCCGTTCTTATCTTCGTTTGATGCGTCAACATCGCCGAACAAGACACCTTTCGCATCCCCACCAAACGCGGCCCCATCATTTAAATCTAATTTGACATATTTTGTACCTTCCGCATTCATTCCCAGCACTTCAGCGCTGACAAAGTTACCGCCGGTCAAGATGATGCCGTCTTTCGATACTGATTTCATTTCACTGATCAAATGGGCGCTTTTACGGCCCGGTTGATTAAATACTTCGGTCATAGTGACTCCCGTTACTTAGAGTTGCCCTGGCGCTTCGCGTAAATATCTTTCGCGCTTAACACCGTTCCTGTATTTTCCGCATCATTAATGTGACGCGAACCATCGCCATTTTCATCACTGGCCGCTTTGGTTTCGTGAATGGCTTGGCCAACCAATTTGATCGGGTCTCCCATGTGGGCGACTAATGTTTCAAAACTACCCGACAACCCTGCCGCCGCGAGCGTATCTTTAAGCGCCCCAGCTGCTTTAATTTGCGACTGCGCGTCGGCTTTGGTAACGCCTTCTTTCAGTAAACTGGCGGATAATGCCGGGATACCCGCATCGGCGCACGCCTTGGCAATATCACCCGCCGCACTGATCGCTGATATTGGCGCAGGGCCGGTGATTGCAGACAG